CAATACTACCTTTGTCATTGAATACGGCAAACAGCCAAGGTTCAGTAGTATTCAGTCTTTGGTCATAGATAAACTTTTCATTAACAAACGGATTAATAGTAGTAAACAACATCTTAACGCCATGCTGTAAGTTCTGTATTTGCCCATAATCATCTACCCCATCAGTTACTAGGGCGTTGGGATATCTAGGTATAAACTCTATTGTTACATCCATATCTCCGGCATCTCCTGTAACTCCTATAGCATTATATAGTGATTCAGTCCCTTCGGGATAAGACAGAGTAACCTCATGTTCTCCATTGTCAAATGTGTAGAATCCGCCATTTCTGTTAACTAAGCTAACCTGTCTACCATCTTGTAGTCCTGTAACTTTAAATTTATGAGTAGGCGTAGAATTTGACGGTACTATATTTACCATATTATTATTAGTGGATAGTTTGCTAGTAATATGTATAATTCTATTGTCTGTTACCGTCACAACAGCCCTATCTGGAATAATATTCGTACTGGATATATCATATCCTCCCACACCACTCATACCTGCAAACAGGAAGTTGTTCAATTTAAGCGGTCTGTTGTTTCCACTGAAATCCTGCAAATAAGGATTAGCTTTTAGTATCTCGTTTGTGGGTACGGATTGTTTTGTAGGTATTTCTTCTACCACAATATTGCAATCCACGTCATTCACATTATCGCCCGCCAAATAAAATCCGGGGTATATTGTATTTGTAGAACTGCTATTAGTATATGATTTAATATCGTATTCTCCATCCTGTGTTATCTGAATACTATCATATCCTAATCTACCTTTTATAGTGAATCCCTCCGGAAGTCCGGTAACTTTTATTCTGTAAGAATCAACAGACTGCAATGGCAAGCATTTTATTTGCCAAAAACTAGTATTGACATTATTTGTTGGTGTATGGGTGATAGAACATCTGTTTACAGTTTTATCATAAGTTATCTTTCCTCCAAGGTTCACAAAAGGATTTGCATACATAACGCCGGGAATATAAACATCCACAGGCTTTGACATATCATACCAAAATACCATGTGTTCTTTCACCCATTTTTCTATGCCCGGTCCAGGAGGAACAGGTTTTGTATCTCTGTTTACATTAATCGGATTCTTATTTGAATTGTTTATGAATACGTTTAAGTATGCCATTTTTTTCCTACTTTATACAGTTTATAACTAAAACAGAGGCCAACTAAATTATAAAACTTAGTGGACCTCTGTCCAAAGCTAATAACAACTAAGAAAAGACTGCTATCATTTTTTATGCTCCAGCTACATCTTTAATAAAGATAGGTGATTTTTCTGAGTTAGCTACAACGATAGTCTTACCGTAAGCTGCATCTTCACTTGATACGTTGAATGCCAAGATAGGACTGGCCAATGTAGAAGGAGAACTGTTATAAGCGGTAAGGAATGCTACATCTACGGCAAAACCATAGTGCTCTTTGCGAGTGCGGGTCATATCTGCAGTAGCAGCTCCTGCAATATCACTGTAGTCACCTACAGAGTCGTAGAAATATGTACCAACAGGCATATTCAACATAGGCAAAGTAGCAATACCCCACTCATGGCCATCACCAGAAACAGTTCCGAGCAAGCAGTCACGCTCGAAGCGAGTTAACAAACCGAGTGAACCGCCATTCACTGCATAACCCTGAGCATATTTACCACCAGCAGCCGCAATGTTGTTTGTCAAGTGTACAATCTTTGTGCCGAACTCATTCTGCTTGTTTACACTATTGTAGAGACCATGCTGCTGCAGTTTACGCATGATAGACTCAACTCCAGGGTCACCTATGATATGTAACTGGCCATAAAAATCATTTGCCCCCATCATGACCTCGAGGTCGCCAAATACATTTTCACGCTCTGTCCACTTAGCATTAACAGCATTAGAAGAAAAGTCATACAGCAGTTTGTTCTTCAAGATCTGCGTTTTGTTGGCTGCAAGAGCAGCAAGTGCGGCTTCATCAAGCTTCTTAGCAAATGCATACAGATACTTCATAAATTTGGTTTCAAAATCTTTTTGAATGCCAATTTCGTTGTTCATGTACATTGCCGGAGCAATAGTAAATCCCCACGCATAAGTGGCAAACGTGATTTGAACCATTTGAGAAGTGTTTTCACTGTCGGCGATTGTCAAGGTGCGAGTACTACCGATAGTAATATCAGCATCGTAGTTAATTACCGGAGTTTCCAGCGTGTTACCGATGGAGGTCCTTGCTTTTTGCTTCAGTTCCTCAGTGAGGATGCCAGTAGGGTCTTCAGACTGCACCATAAAAGCGTTCAGCGTACCGTACCTACTGGGGCGATACTCAAACTTATCAAGGTTAGAGTTCGCACGGATGTTCTGGATACGTGTTAAAACTAGACTCATAACTTTTAAGTTTTTTAATTGTTAATACTTATGCTAATATGGTGCATTACCCTTTTACGCCTCATAGCATTTTTCGTTTATCTCTTAGGATGTGCCATTTTATCTAATAGGCAAACTTGCCACATTGTTTTCAGTTCTCAGCTGCATTGACTGGTCTGCAAATTCCTGTGAGTCGCGGGTCAAACCATTTGCAAGCAGATGTGCCTCGATGGCTTTATCAGCTTCAACTTGGCTCTTAATGCCAGATAAGTCAAGTGTTCCACCTGTTCCGCCTGAACCGGACTCAAAGCCTCCTGTTCCACCACCTGCCTGCTTACGGCCTGTGTCAATTACGTCTTTAAGCGACGTTTCCATTACAAGCTCCTGCATTGTATAAGGATTAAGATTGTTCTTCGGATTGTTGAGGATATTACCATCCGCACCACGAATAACAAGTTTCTTTCCTCCTTGGCCGTCCTCTATGAAATCAGGAGTACCTTTTGCAAGGACTTCTGCTTTTGCAGCATTGAGCAGCGTCTTCTGAATAGGCTCAGTAATACCACTCTTAAACTTAAGACCTGCCGTAGCAGCTTGAAAAGCATAATCTACATGCGTGTCCTTAATAGTTTTATCAAACTCTGCCTTTTTGGTATTGAACTCAGTTTCCTTTGTCTGAAGCTGAGTTTGAAGCTGAGTTACTTGAGCTTTAGCATCTTTCAGCTGTTGCTTCAAGGTTTCATCGTCAGTTCCTTTTTCAAGTTTAGACTGGAGCTCTGCAACCTGTGCTTGAGCAGCAGTAAGCTGAGTTTGAATTGTTTTTGCAGACTCTGCTTTAGTTTTGTACTCGCCAAGTACGCGCTTAGCATAGTCGTAACTTTTTTCACCATCTTTCTTTTTAATGCCTGTAATGCCAAGAATATCAGTGTCATACTGACCGTGCAATGCACCGATTTTAGTACCTATAACGGTATTCTCATCATTTCTTGACATCTCAGCAATTGCATTCAGCTGGTCATCTGTAAGACCTGTTAAAGCTGAACTTTGTCGTAGCATCTCAATTGTTAACATATAGCTTTGTTTTTATTGTTAATTACTTTTGTACTAACTCTGCAGCATCTCCATACGGGTCATGTAAAGCCGCCATAATGGTATAACCAAGGCCTTTATACGTTTTCTTGAAAAGCTGCCACTCTGCGAATGTGAACATTTGAGTATATGCTGGTGACTCTTCTTTACCGGTCATTGGATTAAACCTACGACCGCGCACAATTGACAAGTGCACCATCTTCTCAGTACCCGGCTTAGGAGTATAATCACTCTTAGCCTGTGTTTTTGATGCCGATAATTTTTCTTCGATAACATCATCAACATCTACTAGGAAAAGAACTACCTCGTCAAGCTCTTCCTGTAAGTCGCTCGTCCAAGCTTTTCCGCCTTTAGCCTTAGCAGCTTCTAGTTCTGCTTTACGCTCTACGGCCTTTTTCTTATAAGACTTAACATCCTCAAGACTGAGTGCCCGTAGTTGCTGAAGTTCCAATTTCTGTAACATATTCCAAAAGTTTTTTGTTTATAATATCTATTTTTTCTCTCATTGGCTTATTTGAAGCAAACTCAATTATGTTAATGTTCTCACGTTCAAATTTTTCAACTAAAGTGCTAAAATTTATTTTAAGCTTTACCAAATTTTCATTTAATAACTCTTTTTCATACAATTTTAACACTTCATCCAGCGTTTTATGTGGATATGGTTCCAATTGCTTTAAGATGAGCATTCTCTGAAGTACCAAAGGATTATTGCGATACTCAACCTCAAGAATTTGTTGCGATATAGCATCTAGTTCTGAGTTAGACGCACCATTCTCCTTCGCTTGTTTGTACTTAGAATATAGCTCTGTTACTGTGAAAACGTAAAACTCTGTACCCCAGTTTACAGAAGATGATATGAAAGCACCTCCATACCTGAGTTTGCAAACAGTATCTTCGACAAATTTCTGTGCCAATTCAAAGTTGGTCTTTAAGGCATTGAGAACTGAAGTTTTGCTTTCAAAGTTAGCAGTTACCTGAGTTTCATTGATGGCTTCTTTTTCACTTACAGTACCACCTGAACCAACAACAGAAATTACAATCTCATTTTTAAGCCTTGCACACTCATTGACATTATAATCAAGTGAGTCTTTATCGATAGTGGTTATTTGAACAGGATTACGCATATCTGCGACACCTTCAGACTGATTTGGTATAGGAACTTCTAAGAATGAACCAGGACCAGCTATGCGCTTTTCGCTACAGCAAGGACACTTTTCAACTGTTCCATCATTGAGAATTTTATACTCGCCTTTTGCATTGCGTAGAAAACCTCCATCGCAGTAATCACCAGTCTCATTATTCTCAAAATTACAATCAGCTTCATACGCACTATATATAGGATAAGGTGCATACAAGTCTAAATGCTGCTTCGAAATAGAGAAGAACAAATACCAATCAAGATTTGACAGCTCTTTTGTAATTGGATTTTTCTTGAGGTCTTTATTTTTCTCATTGAGCTGCGTTGACCAAAAGAACCGAGCTGGACAATATCCTAAATCGTACTTTGCCTCTGAAATAAGTGACTGAATTTCATTTTTCTCATTCAGCTGATATACTCTTATAAAAGTATCATCAAATACAGCTATCCGATGTTCCGGCTGTTTGAAAATAAGCCACTCAAACTGATTTTCATCAAGTTTAGAAGTCTGGTAATCAATTACAGCATCAATCTCAAGCCAATAAAAATACGGCTCTGGGCGCAAAGATGTTTGTACTTGAGGAAGGTCTACTACCAAAATACTATTTGGCGATACCTGCATTCTCTTCCATCCAGTTGTCTTCCACACCTCTGGCTCATTGAGGTTATTCTTTTTATACTGAGACCAATCCTCTGCAAGCTCTGAGTCTGTAAACTGGTATGAGCTTGATGAGTTACGGCTATAGAAAACCCTTTCGAGTTCTCTATAGACGTCCTCAACTACAGCAGGTGTAGGCAACGGAAATTTGAACAGATGAAGGAATATGTTGAATTTATCCTTCGGAAGCAACTGTCTTACCCAATCAAGGAATATAGTCGTAGGTTGGTTAATATCAGATACAGCAACATTCGTCTCAGTATGAAATCTAAGACGACGCTGCATGTTTACAGCTTTCTGAATAGTCTGACGTTTAGTCGGCTTTTGCAGAATCTGCTTTATCTGATTTAATTCTAAGGCCATTTTCTTCGTCGTAAGTATAATTGCTATCTTTAGGTAATTCCCATCCACCATTTATGGCTGTGCCCATATCAAGCAGACGTTCGGCATGCTGAATGCCAAACTCCTGCCTCATATTGTACTTAGGCACAACCAATGTTACTGTTTGTTCTTTTTTCTTTCTCATAACTGAAAGTTTTAAGCTCCAGCAGAAGCGGCATTAACCCAATCTGTAAGAGGATTGAAGTCCAATGTTTCGCGTTTGATGATATAGAAGTTATCACTCCAGTTAGGATAGAATGACCATTCAATTGTATTGCTGTCCGGCTCTTCAAAACCACCAAGCTTCTTGTCACCAACAAAGAACTTACCAATAGGAATAGGCATATAGGTTGTCGGGTCATCCAAATCATCTACCAAACAGCCAATATTGCCATTTTCATCAATCAGCCAAACACCAATCTCTTCACACATATACTGTTTCAGCTGTGCAATTGTCTTCTGACTTTCCTGATAGATAGTGGCAGAGAACGTTGTCGGCTCACGGCCGATTGTAATCTCAATACCTCCAAGTGTCTGGTTACCACCGCCGAATGTACGAGCTGCACCAGGCTCAGAAGTAGGTCCTTGAATATACGGAGAAACTGTCATCTTAGAACCATCAGCCGCAGAAAACAAGGTAGAAAACGATGCTTTCTTAGTCGGGTCAGTGACAGAGTTCTTCGTTCCAGCTGTCTTATAGATGCGCTGGAATGCAACTTTTTGAACTTGCCCCATACTTTCCTTGCAATTAGCAATATAAAGGTCGGCGATATGAGCACCGGCAGGGCATCCACAGTTTAATCCCATATTATTTATGTTTTTAGTGTTAATACTACCGAGCAGTTACCCTTAACTTGCATCGAATTACCTGTATTTTTGCTTCAAATTGACTTCTTCACAGTGCAAATATACTAAATTTCTTTATAAGTTGTACCGCTTTTAACATTTTTTATAGAGGTATTTTTTATCTCATATTCTCGCATTATATTTATTCAAGGCTTATAATTTAGTCATTCATATATAATTAGAAAGCCTAGAAATTACGAGAATAATGCGAGAATTTAATCTTTTATCACCTTATAGCCTCTTTTTTGGAAAAATTCATTCATTACATAATAGCTGCACTTATTTCTGCCGTTAATTATGGCTTTATCTTTTTTAGCACACCATCTTGTAACTTTAGGCGCTCCAGTGTAATATAGCCATTTATTATATAAACAGCTTGCACAACACATGTTTGCCTTAACTCCATTCGGGCTTATCATCTTTTCCATACTAGCTTCTTAAGTGTATTTTTTTACGTCCACCTTTTCTTGCATGCATTTCATATACTCCTGTTAAGCAATCTGGAGCATCATCATGCTGGTTTCTTTTCTTATTATCTTTACGATATGACATAAGAGCCTTATAAAACTTAGGCCATTTCCTCTCCCAGCCCTCTGGAAACAAAATATCACTTTGAACATTAGCAGAAGCTGTATAAATGCGGGCCTTTTTGTTCTCTGTCTGTGTAAATGTTTTAATAGCGCACCTGAAATTACGCAAATCAACTCTTAATATGCGCTTTACATTACGTGAATAGCCACGGCCTCCATTATTTGACTCAATTAAGGCCTCAACCGTGCCATTTTTGGTCAACATTTCAGCTTGTTTTGGCTCTGTGACCTCCATAGGTGCATCTGTAAACAAAATATCAGTTATATAGCAGTATTCAGGCGTATTTATAAAGCAAATTGAGCATAAATCATCAGCTCCAGTGTCAGCTGTATCAGTATAATTCCACTTTTGAAGTGCTTTTGTGCCTGTTGGAAGCTCTTCTATCTTATAGGTTCTAAATCCTTCATACATAAGACCCTCTTTTGGTGTTGGGTCCTGCATGTATTGTGTATCGAATACAAGCGGATTTATCTCACGCATCTTATAAAGCTCTTCAAGTGTATGCTTCATTGGCCAAAGTGCATGTTCTTCTCCAGTTTCTGGGTCTACTTGTATAACTGGAAGTGATAAAACAGTCCATTCATCTGGCTCTATCTCTTGCAAATAGCCACAAAGGTCATGTTCATGTAGCCTTTGCATTATTATAATGATTGGAGTGTTACGTGAGTTAGTACGGTTACGAATTGTGTTCTCAAATCGCATGTTAATGCGCTCACGGACAATATCTGACTCAGCATCTTCTGGCTTAATTGGGTCGTCGATTACAATCGCGCCTTGGAAAATGTTTGTTGTAGCTCCTATCATATCAAGCATCTCATTCGTATGGTCATCGAATGTGAATATATCATTGCCTCCATCCATTTTATCAATATCTGGTACTTCATCTACTGCTCCTGCGCCAAATCCAGTTACTTGGCCTTGGGTTGATACTGCATAAAGTTCTCCGCCTGATTTAGTTTTCCATCTTTTAGCTGACCCTTTTTCAGATGCAAGAGCTGAGTTAGGAAAAAGAGTCTTATAAAGCTCTTCTTGCATTATATTTCTGATTGTTTCAGAATTATCATTCACAAGTATATCTGAATAAGATAGATGCAAAAATCGACATTTTGGATTTAGCGCAAAACACCATGATATAAATGATTTGATAACAAGTTCAGTTTTACCATAGCGTGGAGCTATATTGATAATAAGTCGCTTACACTTACCATCTACAACATCCTGTAATACTTCAAACATTTTCTTATGGTGTTCTGCAACTATAAAACTTCTATGATATTGCGCCTTAAACATGCACTTTGTATACTTCTCAAAAGAAGATAGTAATTCAACCTGAAGAAGTTCTTTAGGATTTACAGTTCCGGCCTTAGTAGTATTTAAGGCTCTTTCTTGCATTGTTTTTAATGAGTCCATATTTATTTCTTAGGCTGTGTATAGTTATACTTTATTTCTGCTGCTTTTCTTGCAACTACTGCTTCTTCGAATGTGTTAAAATAGCCTAAGCAATCATACAGGGCTCTTCCGTTTTTTCTTTTACCATTCCCTATTGCTGCTACCCACTTTTGTCGTCTTTTATGCCAATAAACTCCTGTATGGCCTGACGTATTATTCGTATGCATTTTACGGTTTCTGCTGTTTTGTATACCGGATGCAAGACGTAAATTGTCAATTCTATTATTAAGAGTATTACCATCTATATGGTCAATTTCTTTATTATCATCTGGCCATTTTCCATATTGATAAAACCACGCCAATCTATGTGCTTTATATACATTTTGGCCTATTACTATATTAGAATATCCCTTATGGTCTATAGTAGTGCCAGCTATATCTCCTATATTAGGACTATCTTTTCGTTTACTACTTGCATATTTCCATCTAAATATGCCTGTTTCCGGATTATAATCTAATATAGATAATAAATACTTGTGTGAAAGAGCATATTCTTTCTCTTTCAAAGCTACGAAATTGCTATCTGTTAGTGCCATATTCTTTTAAGTTTTATTATTTCATCAGGGTGTCACGAATAACTATGTAGGCTTCACGACTTACAGGCACATTAGGAATAATGCCTGTTTGGAGTTGTTGCTGCTCAGGTAGATTAAGCTGCATTTGACCTTTTCCAAACACGCGGTCCCAAAGCTTCTCAACCGTTTCTATATTGCCAAGTTTTGCATCTTCTTGCAAGCGCTTTATAACTGTTTTGATAACAATTGGTATCTTTTTATTGTTATACAGAGCCGCGAGTTGTGCCTCATTGCATGTTAACAAACAAGCCAATAAATTAGCCGTGTCTTGCTTTGTAAGCTGAACACTTAAATTGATATTAAGGCTAGTAAGAAGTTTTGTTATTTCAGGCCTTGATGCTCCTTGTAACTGAAGTGCTGAGCGTATAGCTGATGAATATGAACCTCTGCCCGAGTCATGGCGTTCTGCTAACTCAGTTGCTTTAAGCGGCTCTACAGTCTGAGCCTCAAGTGCCTCAATAGCCTCAACTCGTTTTTGTTGCTCTGCAATACGTTTGGCTTGGAGCTCAGTTTGGCCATCTGGTATTTCTTCCACGCCAAGCTCTTTTGCTAATGATTGACGCTTTTCTTGTTTTTCCTTAAGACTGCGAAGTCTTGATTTCTCAAGATATTTAATACGAGCCAATTCCTTCGCATCTTGTTTTGATTTGATGCGCGTGGCCTCTTGTTCTACAAGCTTAGATGTATCTGGATTAGACATTCCAGGAACTATTGGCCTGTCTGGCAATATATCTGCTAATTTCTGTGCTATTTTATCTGTTTTCATATCAATGTTGATTTTTATTTTCTATATGTATCTAAAGGATTTACATAACACCATTCAAATCCATAGGCAGTATGCAATGAGCCTCTGCAACAAGCTGTGATATTGCTTGGTTTTCCACCAATTGCTTCTGCAGCTTCTTTTGCAGAATTAAACATTGTTGATTTTCCTGTTTTTCTATCTATGCGATATACTGGTTTGCATAGGCTAAAAGAATGCATATCTGGATTTGCTATTAATAATTCTTCTATTACTTTTTTCTCTTCTTGGCTCTTAGCACATGAAAGATTTATTTGATTATAGCCATAGGGTATAAATGTTTTATTGGCTGTTATTGTTTTATACTTTAGTGAGAAAAGTCGTTTTAAATCAAATATATTACTATCTATTAATCCAACTGTTATATATTTACTTTCTCTTATAGCTTGGCTTATTGAGCTATTGCCTGTTGGCGAATAGTCATCAAAAGCGTTAAGTATAAAAGATGTTACTGCACTTATGACTGTCCTGTTAAGAACGTGTCCTACATATAGCCTGTTATCTTTTTCAAATTCAATCGTAAATATTGCGTATTTGGCATTTATGTTGTCAGGCATATCCACCTTATAGTTATTTATCAGTACCATTTTGTATTATTATTGTTTTTGCAAATATACTA